AAAATGACTGATCGGATGATCAAGGCGTTGCAAAAGAAACTTTCAAAAACCCCATCGAATCAGACCAACCAAAAAAACCATATCAAGCGGCAGATTTCCAAGCTCCGTACTGAGGAGCGCACACGAGAATCAGAGAAAGCACACGCCAAGCCGCCCAAGAAGCCCGCCGCTGCCAAGAAGCCAGCCGCCAAGAAGGCCAACCCGGCCAAGGCCTTCGCTGAGAGAGCTAAGGCCAGGGTGAGCGGAGCGAGAGCCTCCGCCAAGAAGGCTGTCGGCACGGTCGGGAAGAAAGTGGTAGGGACAGTTCAGAGGATTCAGAAAGCAGTTGCAAATGCGAAGAGCGAGACGCCCCAAGCTAAGAGGCACGCGAAAGATGAGAGGGCCGCGAGTGTCAAGGCTGCCAGGGAGAAGGCGTGGCCAGGAGGGCTCAAAGCGCAGAGAACGGGTGCGCATCGTGAAGGGCAATCCAAATTGCCTGCTGCTGAGGATGCAATACGGGCTAGAAAAAAATCAGAAAGCCGTCCGGTGGCCAAGAAGAAGTCCACTGCCAAGAAGGCCAACCCGGCCAAGGCCTTCGCTAAGAGAGTTAAGGCCAGGGCGAGCGAAGCCAAAGCCTCCGCCAAAGCCTCCGCCAGGAGGGCTGTCGTCAAGGGCGGGACGAAAGTGGTAGGGACAGTTAAGAAGATTCAGGCAATGGTTGCAAAGAAGAAGAAGGAGGCCAAAAGGCAACGCGGCGGCTTCCCCGCACACACTCTTTCCGACCGTGGGTATGGTCGCACCCAGATGTCCGATGCGGATGTTCGCAACACCATGGCCGCCAACGATGCCAGGGCGAAGAAGAGGGCCTGGCTCAAGACGGACCTGGGAAAGAAATGGCTGGCCGATGAGGAGAAAGCGTCGGGCAAGAAGCCAGCGGGCAAGAAGCCAGCGGGCGATAGGCCTTTCATTCCGCCTTTGCCAAAAGCCGAGAAGAAGAAGAAACCCGCCAAGACGAGTAGCTTGCATAAGCAGCTCACCCGCAACTCATGGAAATCGTAATCATGCCTGTATACAAAACCAATAAGAAGGATAAGAAAAAGGGTAAGAAGTTCAAAACCGTTTACGACGGTAAAACCACATACTTCGATAAGAGAACAAAGGCAGTGGCTGCCTCAAGAAAATATAAGAACAATAAAGCATAACAACATGAAAACACTAGCACTTCTCACGGTGCTGGTCCTGGGTGGGTTACTGGGAGCAGCGGAAAGATATGTTCCGGAATATCTAAACAAAATAAGCGTAACAGTCAGGGCGGAAGCTGGCTATAGCCGATCGGAGGGCAGCGGCACGCTGTACGTCCGGAAGGTGGACGGGAAGGACGTTGCGTTCTGCTGGACCGCCGGCCATGTCGTGGCGGACCTCAAGAAAACCGAAGAGGTAATCCGGGACGGCAAACCCCTGCGCAAGGTAACCTTCGAGAACCCCAAGTTACTGAGGGAACTCAGGAACAAGGACGGGAGACGTGCCGGTGAGGTCGTGGTGGACGCCCAGGTGATTCGTTACTCCCATGCTGAGGAGCATGATCTGGCCCTGCTCATGGTGATTTCAGAGGATTTCAAGGCAGATGCCACGGCTGAGTTCTTTCCGAAGGACGGCGGGTTACCACGCATAGGTACCCACCTGTGGCATTGCGGGTCACTTTTGGGGGCGTCCGGAGGGGGTCACAACAGCGTAACGGACGGTGTGCTAAGCGCGAGGGGCCGCATTCTATTCAAGCAGCCATTCGATCAGCAAACCTGCCCGGCATATCCGGGCTCTAGTGGAGGCATTATAGCCGATGCGAAGGGTCGATATTTATCCATGCTGGTCCGGGGTGCAGGCTCTGATTTTAACCTCAGCGTGCCTGTTGCCAGGATGTGGAAGTTCGCGGCCAATAACGGAGTGGAGTGGGCCATGAATCCGGGGATACCTGTGACAATGAAACAAATAAAGGCCCTTCCCATTGAGGGCCCGGCGGTGGTCAAGCCAAAGGATGACGGGAAGACCAAGAAGTACCCGTTCCTGATACGGCGCACCACCATCAAGAATGAGTGATAACATTGCAGAGTTCGCGGCCGCATTCAACGAGGAGGCGCTCTTTGCTGATGGTCTGGACGAGGCTTTCATAGGCATGGCCGAACGCGCTGGCCAAAACACCATAGCGTGCTATGATACACAAAAGGTTATAGATACGCTGGTAGAGCGGGACGGGATGACCCGTGAGGAGGCGCTGGAATACTTTCAATTTAACATAGTAGGGGCCTATGTGGGGGAGAATACCCCCGTGTTTATCTTCCTTAAGGAATAAACCAACCGGCCTCTGGAGGAACTGTAAGGTGGCGCAGGAATCAAAGCTTATATTTGTGGGGCCAACGCGTAAGACTATCCCGCTAGTCTACGTTCTCGCTGCGTACCTTGAAAAGGACGAGGCTGTCTGGGTTGAAGAAAGCACCCTGCACGTAGCCGCCGTTCTCCTGTCCGAGGGAATCATACCGGTAGAGGCAAACCGCTGCCGACATACAGGCGACATTGTTATCCGGCCCGCCAGCTCCCCGCTCGCGGACATTATTGCCAAGGAGGCGGAATGAAGCGCTTCATCTTCGCATCGGACCTCCATGGCGACCAGGTGGACCAACGGTCCGTAAAGGCGCTACAGGGAGCCACCAAGGACTTTAAACCTCACTATCGTATCTTCGGGGGTGACCTAATGGATGCCAGGCCTCTGCGCAAAGGGGCCTCCCGGGAGGAGAAGGCCGAGGGGATGCAGGCGGACTGGAGGGCCGGAATCCGGTTTCTCAAGGATCAGTGGGTACCAACCCATGTGCTGATGGGCAACCATGACAAGCGCATATACGACCTCGCCGAGGCCGACTACGGCATTGAATCCGAATACGCCTTCAAGGGCGTGCAGTACCTGGAGAAGGCCCTCACAGACATTCGGTGCGAGTGGCTACCGTACGGTAAGAAGAACGTGTTCAAGATAGGCGGCATCACCTTCCTACACGGCCTCTATCACGGGGCCAACGCCTGCCGGCAGCATGTCAACGTATACGGCAGCTGCATCTTCGGACACATCCATGCTGTGGACCAATACGCAGCACCGTCCATTAAGAGAAGGGTGGCCATGTCTGCTGGCTGTCTTTGCAATCTGGACATGAAGTGGACACAAAACAAGCCTGCAACTCTGCGCCATAATCACGGCTTCATCATGGGGATTATCAATGAGAAGAATGATGCTTGGGCAGCATGGCAGGTGGAAGAGGTTGACGGAAAATGGCACATTCCAGGAAAAATAAAGACGATATAAGCTGGCTGGATAAGCTCCGCAATGAAGTCACACACCAGGCCGAGGAGGTCCCGGAGGGGTGGCACACTGTAAAGGAAATGGCCGAGAAGCTCAACCTCTCGGATAGCCAGACCCGTAAAATTGTATTCAAGGGCATTGAAATGGGTTCTGTCGAGACCCGCAAGTTCCGGATCAAGACCGCCCAGCGATCCTATCCGGTCCCACACTACCGAAACAAGGAATGAGCACCGTGGCCACAGACGGCCTCACCATGGCCTCCGACTCCAGGATCACTGATGACGGAGGGGCCATGGACCAGCTCAACTATCCCAAGATCAAGAAGTTCAAGGACTCCATCGGCGGGTTCGCCGGAGACCTGGAGAGCGGCGTGCTCTTCTTCAGTTGGATGGAGCGCGGAGAGCCTGACGACCCTGCCCAGAAACCCACCCTCGAGGACGACGACTTCATCGCCCTGGTCCTCCGTAAGAGCGGAGTCTACTGGTACGGTTCCAAGCTCATTCCGGGCGGAATTCCTTCCGGCACTCCCGCTGCAATCGGATCAGGAGGAGACGTGGCCATGGGGGCCATGCTGGCCGGCAAGGACCCCGCCAACGCAGTGCGACTGGCCTGTCGTGTGGACTCCAACTCAGGCGGCAAGATACGCACGCTTAAGTTGTGAACAGTCTGAGGATAAGAAATGCTCACGTTATGCTTGACTGTTAAGTAGCAAGACGCTACCTTGCGCTTCCAAGGAGGGAAACCGTCCCACCCAACCTGACCAGGCGATAGCTTGGTTAACAATTTTATCAATGCCAAAAAAGAGCATAGCAGGAACTGCGATCGGAGCGCTGGCCAATGAAGATACCCCTAGTCATAAAGGTTGTTGTGCAAAGAAAGGTACCAAGCCTAAATGCACTGTTCGGGATGAATCACTGGGGGAGGAAGAAGGAGAAGGAGAAGACTCAGGCCGCGTTACTGTCAGCATTAGATCCTTCCGCAACCGACTACTCGACACCGACAACCTCATCGGAGGCGTCAAGTATTTTGTCGACGGCCTTCGGCACGCTGGCCTTATTCATGATGACCGCGAAGAAGACATCATCCTCCAAGTCTCGCAAAGGAAAGTCCCCCACCGCTCGGAAGAGAAAACCGAAATCACCATAACCTACCCATGGCAGTAAGGCCCTCCATCATCTTTAACCCGGTGCCGCAGATCAGCATCTGCTGGACCTGCGATAGCGAAGGCCCGCATCGCTTCCATGACCAGTCGGTCAACCAAGATTACTGTGACCAATGCGCATCCCTGGCCATAGGCGTGGACCGGGTGCTACACAAATTTTACCGCAAACCATCCAAAAGCGAGCTGGTGATCTGGAGGGTCAATGGAAGATAGCCCTCCATATTCACGCGAGAACGAGCAGGGCGTCCTGTCCTGCATGTTCCAGTCACAGGACGTGCTTGTAGAGGCACTGGCATCCCTGGATGCCGATCACTTTTGGGACCCCCACCACAGGGCCCTGTTTGAAATTTTGCAAGAGAAAGCCACCAACGATCTCCTGCAAATAGGACCGGTGGCGCGAAAAAGGAACCCCCACCTCCTGGCTGTGATCCACGAAACAGTGGATCAAGCCCCGTCCCCGGTCCAATTTCCAATTTACTCACTCGAGCTGGAGAGGCTCCGACAGCTTCGGCAGGCACGCGTCGTATGCATGCAAACCGCCAGCAACATCCGTGAGGATTCCGATGCCTCCGAGATCATAGACGAACTGGAGAGCGGTACGGTTTCAATCGCACAGTCAAGTCGTGGACGCAAGGACCTTAAGGACATAGTCCGCAATGCCATCAGCCAGATTGAAACCTGGCAATCCCAGGATGGGGAAATATCAGGGATACCCACAGGCCTTGGCGACCTGGACGGCCTCACCATGGGGCTCCAGAGAGGCGAGATGTTCATCCTGGCCGCACGTCCCTCAGTCGGCAAAACAGCCATGGCCCTGCATATAGCCAACCATGCCTGCGTGGACAACAAGATCCCGACCGTATTTTTTAGCCTGGAGATGACCGGCGAAGCCCTAGTCCAGAGGCTTCTCTCCTTGAGAACCGGCATTAACGGTTTCTCCATGAGGTCCTCCGGAGGCCTGCACCAGTCACAAGTGATCCGAACCTCCAGCATGGCAAGCCACATAAGCACCGCTCCGCTTGTTATCCATGACGACTGTTACCGCCTCAGCGACATCCGGAGCCGGACCCGTTCAGCCGTCAAGAAGCACGGAGTGGAGCTTATCGTGGTCGACTACCTGCAAATGGTTAAGTCCCGCGCCCGTGAACGTGAGCAGGCAGTAGCCGCCATCTCCAGTGGGCTCAAGGAAATTGCCAAGGAGCAGAACATTGCGGTGCTGGCGCTCTGCCAGTTAAACCGTGGAGTCGAGTCCAGAGACGGCAGGCCGCGCATGTCGGACCTTAGGGAAAGCGGCTCGATCGAGCAGGACGCGGACGTCGTCTCTCTGCTCTACCGGCCCTACTCCGACGAGGACATCCTGGAGCTTATAATAGCCAAGCAACGCAACGGACCGACCGGCACCGTGGTGCTCGACTACGACAGAAGATTCAACAAGTTCACCCCCGCCCGGGATGGTAGCCCGGAAGAACCCGGGGGTGGCATAACCACAGAAAAGAAGGAAAAGGAACTCCTATGCCAGTAAAATACCTGGAGGAAGTCATCGTTAGCGCGGTGGCAAAATACGACCGTACGCGGTCAGTGGACAGCATGTCCAAGAAGTACCAAATCAACCTTACCCAGCTGTCCGACGAGGAGGCTGAAAAGCTCCGCTCGTTGGGGCTTAAGGTAAGGGATGACAGCAAAGACCCGAAGGACGGCTTGTTCGTCATTCCGAAGAACGGAATGTATCCGCCCGAGGTCGTGGACAATGAAGGCAATCCCATGCCCCCGGAAATCCGGATCGGCAACGGGAGTAAGGTTCGCGTCCTACTCACCCCCTACGAATACGACGCCCCGCACGGTCAGGGCGTTGCCTGTGGCATCGGCGGCGTACGCGTCGTTGAGCTACAGGAGTACAGTGGGGGAGGTGGCGTGGAAAAGTTGTTTGAGGAAAACGGAGACAGCAACCCCTTCTAATTATGGGACACTGGTACACCAAGGAAGGCAAGGCTCAACACTGGAAGGAAAATGGTAAGCCGACCACGCTGCGAGAGGCCCGCAAGGAAAACCTCTTCCCCAGCGTCACCACCATCCTTGACGTACTGAACAAACCTGGCCTTACCGAATGGAAGATTCGGGAGGCCATCAAGACTGCCTCAGTCACCCCCCGTGGGGAGGTCGAGACGGAATACAATTACCTTAAACGGGTGATTGCTATTTCCTACGAGACCACCCGTGGGGCGGCTGACTTTGGCACTGAATTTCATCGTGAAGCCGAAAAGGTAAACCTGTTCATCATGAGGAACGGGGGATTCGGGGAATACAAATGACAGTCATCGGATTAACAGAACAAAAAGAAGCAGTGATACAGGCGGTCCTGGCCGTGTATGGATTAACGCGCAAGCAGGTAAAGAGCCGCGCCCGGACATCCTCCATCAGCCAGGCCAGGTTTGTTATCTGGCACCACCTGCGCAACGACCTCGGGATGACCCTCAAGGAGATTGGCACCGAGTATGACCGTCACCACTCGGACATTATACACGGGCTCAGGCGCATCAAGCAACTCAACAAGGAAAACCGGCTGGTGTCCGATCGGACCCGCAAGGTCCGCAAAATCCTCAAGGAGGGAACTTTATGAAAAACAAAGCACTCATGACCAAGCTGGCTGTCCCTGAGAAGTTACAGCCGTTCATCAACGAGTATATCGAGTGGGCCAAGTTGCACCTGGACGAGGTGTACGCCACCGAGATGACCCTGGTAAGCCCGCTTGGCTACGCCGGACAAACCGACTGCCTCGCCAAGGTGGACGGGACGGTCTCGGTAATTGACCTTAAGACCCAGAAGTACAAGAACAGCAAACCCAGCTACTGGGACAGCTGGTTGCCGCAGCTTGCGGCCTACCGGCAAGCCTGCGTCCATGATGACCCAAGGTGGAAGAAGTCCAGGCTGGTATCCGTTACCATCAACTCACTGGAGCCGGGGGAGGTCACTCACAAGACGTGGCCGATCGGGGAGTCAACGAAGGCCATGGCCACATTCAAGGCGGCCCTCAGGATCTGGCAGAACCAACACAACTACAAACCACAAGCATGAGCAGGGAATCAGAAAAAATACGGGACGAGGGCATCGCCAGGTTTAATGAGCTGGCTGGTGCAAAATTTGATGACGGGCAGCAACGCCATGGCGGTTGCCTTGACGAGACGGTTACCATAGAACGGGCCGAGGATGAGGTGCTGGACCAGTGGTTCTATCTCCAGTCCATCCGGGTCAAGTATGTGGACCGCGTCGAGATTTTGGAGACGGAGCTAGAGAGAGCCCTTCGTCGCCTGGACCACTGGAAAGAAATGGCGCAGAGGTAAGTTTCTTAAAAAGGGCGGATTTCCCTAATAAGAGAACCCCGAATATAAGAAAGCGATGAAGACAATAATCCACGTTAATCAGCACATTCTGCGCAAAAACACCAAGAATGGCACAAATGATCCGTGTCTAATTGTCCGCAATTATAAGGAAAAAAGGTACGCTAATTCGGTTAAGATCACCGGACCCAGCGTTGTCAGGTACAGCCCCCACAAACCACTCTCCTGCGGCGCTCGCGCCTGGGTGGAAACCGAGTCAGAGGTCCTTACCGATGCCAATTAAATCATACGACAGCCTGCGCTTCCTGGTACCCTCCCGCAATGGGGAGGCGGAGTACCTGGTGGACATAGGTGCCTACGAGGGCAACGGGGCCTGTAACTGCAAACATTTTGAAATGCGCCTGGAACCAAAGCTCAAGCTCGGCCGGTACTCCCGTGCCCTGCGCTGCAAGCACGTCCTGGCGGCCCGCTCGTTCTTTACGGACGCGGTGGTAGGCAATTTGCTCTATGAAGAGAAGAAAACCGGTCAACAAGGTCAGCGCAAAGAGGCGGTCCGAGTTGGTGAAATACCGGGCGTTGAGGAAGAAGTTCCTTGACGACAACCCGAAATGCGCTGTGTACCCGAACAGGGAGGCAACAGACGTCCACCATATACGTGGACGCGCTGGTAAGTTATTCCTGTCTGTACGTTACTGGCTCCCTGTATCAAGGACTGCCCATATACGGATCGGTGAGGACCCGATCTGGGCCAGGGAGAACGGATACATTTGCGCGAAAGGGGAATGGGGCAAGCAGCCAGAAAAGGAGAATGATGATATTGTACAAGATAAAGAACTGGGATGAGCGGTATGAGAACAACCGCTCCAGGAGGGTCAAGGACCTCCAATGGGTACCCACTCCCAACCACCACGACGGCGACGGATTCATACACGTAATGTCTGTTCCGGACGCCGCAGAAGCCTTCGCAGGATGGATGTTAATACTACAGGTGGCATCACGGTGTCACCCTCGTGGCACCCTGGTGCGAGCCAATGGAACACCTCACAATGCGGCCTCATTAGCGGCCAAGACACGAGGTCAAGTGACATGGTTCAAAAAGGCCCTAAAGTTACTGTCCGGACCCGACGTAGGGTGGCTGGAATTCGACGAAATCCCCGAGGAAAACGACAAAGCGCACCTCGACGTCACCTCGACGTCACCCAAGTGCCACCCAAGTGACAGTGAGGTGACGAAGAAAGAAAGAAAGAAAGAAGGGAAAGAAAGAAAGAATAAACCCCTTCGGGGCTGGGAAGAGATCTATCAGGCATATCCAAGAAAAGTGGGTAAAGAAGATGCGAAGAAGGCCATAGCAAGTGCACTCAAGGGATACGACCATGCCTACCTTCTGGACGCGACCGTAGCCTTCGCCGCAGCGGTTAATGGTGCGGACAAGAAATTCATACCCTACCCTGCCACCTGGTTCAGGGGTGGCCGCTACGATGACGACCGGGCGGAGTGGGGGCGAATCGGCAGGGAGCGGAAAACCGGGATGGACCTGCGGGTCTCCAAGGATGCCCTGCGGGTCAGGAGGGACGAGCTGCGCCAGAAGGAAACGGTGATCCGGAACGGCGAGATGTCCTACGGGCCCTACCGCAACACAAATGGAGACCTGAAACCCGAGTTCGCCAAGGAGCTCAAGGACGTGGAGATCAACCTGAAAAAGATCATGGGGGAACAAATGAATTTATAGCGGACCGGGTCCTCAATGGGGAAGAAGTTGCCTCCTTGCTTCACACCTCCTCCCCACCGGTCCGCTTCCTTTAACCAAAAAAAACATGACACAGTACACATTCGGCTTCTCAAAGCCACCATCCGGAACAACCCTGCGAGACGCGGGGGTCGAGAAGGTCACGCTCAATACCTCTGAAGGGTACCGCGAGTCCTTCAACAGGGTCCTTGGAGAAATGGCCGACACAGGCCAACCCTTCTCCTCCGAGGACGTAACCGCCGTAGTAGGCCAACCATCAAACCCGAACACCGTCGGGGCCCTCTTCATCGGCGCGGCCAAGCGGGGGGTCATCCGTAAATGCGGATACCGCCAGTCAACGCGCCCGGAGAGACACGCCGCCGTCATTGCACTATGGGAAGGCAAACTAAATTAAGTGCGATGCTCGATATTATCATGGCTATTTGCTGGTTTATCCTTATTGTCTGGATTGCCATCGAATTTTTAAGGTGGCGGTAACATGAGCAGGAAATCACAAAGCAAGAAGTGGCTCGAGGCCTACCTGGAAAAGTTGGTTGAACTTTCCGATGGAAACCTTCCGTATCCAAAGCAGGTCGACAAGGCCCGGAAATACGCCGACGAGGTGATCGCTCCGTTCGAGGAGCCCATAGTGGACGATGCGCCCCATATCGACTGAAGAATCCGTGCGAGCTCTCTTTTGCAGTCTTATCAAGATTGCCGTGGAGGACTACCGGTATTGCGTCGACCGGAAGTATATCCATGGCGGCGAAATCATCCCCGGGTCCACAGATAACAGATACCTGATCGGGCTCAACCTCAGGGCCAGTGACCTCCCCGCCATCATCAGCTTCCTCTGGGGCGGAGGACTCCACCAGGTCATAGACATGGCCAGCCTGGCCATCAGGCCCTCCCGCATACTGGCCAGACTGGAACCCGAGAACTGGAAGGCCATCCTTAAAAGCAAATGCCCCACCTGCGATACGGATGACTAGGGTACCCGTACAGAGAGGGGCAACCTGTCGTGGAGATGAATGGCCTGTCTCCAGGACCTGATCCTACCAACAGGGCTCGATTTGTTGTATAGAGTACAGAGAGCACATGAACCTAGCCCACAAAAAACTGCTGTCCGAGGTAGCCAGGGAAACCAACCTGCCCAAGAACGTCGTCAAGCCGGTCATGGTGACCATCCTCGACATCATGCGGGACAACCTGATCAATGGTACCCCAGTGGTGCTGCCAGGCATCGGAACCATAGGCTTCGCCTACCGAAGCAAGAGGACCGCCAAGACCCTTCCGGACCATCCACCATTCAAACAACCCGAAACCTACTACCTCAAGCTCAAGAATTCCCAATCGCTCAAGGATGCCCTCAGGGAGCTTTGCACAGAGCGGGGTGGTAAAGATGGTCTACCCGGGCTCCGAAAGCCCACAGGGAGGAAACCAGGGCCAGGAATCACCGGTACAGGTTCCTAGAAGTACTTCCTCTTGAGCCACTCGGCTTTCAGACGGGCCTTCAGGTCAATATCCTCCTCGCTGTTCTTGGTGCCAAAGGCAAACATCGCAGCCTTCAGTATCCCCGGGTCAGGGTTCGGCTTGATCAGCTCATCCTCAGCTATACGCTTCCATACAACGTATGGGTCACCATCCGATCCCTTCATCTGGCAGATTCTCCTTTCCCCAGCAATGTTTTTTTACTTTCGCCATGTACGGGACGTAACATCCACACCCAAGCGGGGACCCAGTGTACGGACGGCACCTCTTAAGCGTCTTGTCATACAGAATACAGCCATGACAATGACGTATCTTGCGCCGCCACTCGGTGTCCGTGCGCCTGAATAACTTCAATGCATGCCAGGTGAGCAGTATGAGCATCCAGGCACGCCGTAAGGGCGGCATAGAGGCCCCCTCTTCACGTAAAACCTCCCACCACTCACGGTATCTCTGTCGTAATTTGGAGATACGGAGCGCCGCCATGAAGATACCGTAACAATTAGGTATCATCACTTCAATAAGTAAATGAATATACGGTGCGGGGGGTGGGATTATGGGCGGTGGGCGCTGGGGTAGAGGGTTTTTGGGGTCCAAAACCCGAAAGTTGAGAAAATGCACCTTATTATGTGGAAGGCCATGACCCCCGTCCCCCCCTCCCCCGCCCCCCGTCGAGGCGGGATGATACCCAAAGACAAAAGGGTCGCGGGGGGTATGCGCCCAAGGGTGAACCCTCGCGGGATTCTGCGAGGATACGGTAAAACCTAGTAACAGATTG